ATACTTCCAATACTTCCAATACCATCTGATGTGTAGCCGAGTACAGCTCGGCCCGAGCGGTATTGTTTGAGGTATTGGCCAGGTATTGTTCGGGAGGGTGCGGGGGTGTTCGACTCTCGAAATACTGTGCTCGCTTTACGCAGAGGAGGGTGGCGGCGTAAGTAAACAATACCATGGTTGGGCTCGTGGATGAGTCTGCTGGGTGTGCAGGAGGAACTGATCAGATGGCTGGACCAGGCGGTAGTCGTCGGGGGATCCCGAACAAGCGGACGGTGGAGCTGCGGGCGATGGTCCAGGAGGCCACGCACGAGTTCACAGCGATGAGGCGGGCACGCATCCAGGCGGAGCTGCTCAGGGACAACCCGGACATACCATCGGACGAGCTCGAGATGCGCCTCGACGAGCTTCAGCCCGAGTACGAGGAGTATGACCCTGTCGTCTGCCTGGCGCTGGCAGCTGTTGACCACTCCAACCCCCCGCTCCTCCGGATCAAGTGCCACACCGATGTGGCCCAGTACCTGAGACCTAAGCTCAAGGCGATCGAGATCAAGCGTGACGAGACCCAGGAGGCCGAGAAGCGTCAGGCGATCTCCGAGATGGTGGAGGCTCTGGGTCGACTGGCCCAGAACAAGGCTGGCTCCTGATGCACATGTCGGCTGTCCAGGCCATGGAGCTGGCTGCCCAGGCTGAGGACCTCGATCTCGGCGACATTCGTGCTCTCCACCGCAGAGCCGAGTGGCTCATGACAGCGCACAGCTACCAGATCCCGGTCCGGTCTGACTGGGAGACCTGGCTCCTCCTGGCTGGCCGGGGTGCGGGCAAGACGAGGGTGGGAGCTGAGGACTGCTGGTGGGAGGCGTATCTCGAGCCTCTCCGCATCGCGGTTATTGCCCCCACGTTCAAGGATGCCCGGAAGACCTGCTTTGAGGGTGAGTCTGGTGTCATTGCCTGCATGCCCAAGGAGCTCGTCCTCAACTGGAATCGCTCGTCTCTCGAGCTCACGACCCGCTCGGTCGGTGGGGGCATCACCATCTGGCAGGGGTACTCGGCTGAGGAGCCGGACTCCCTCCGTGGGCCACAGCACCACCTGGCCTGGTGCGACGAGCTCGCTGCCTGGCGCTACCTGGAGGAGACCTGGGACATGATGTGGATGGGCATGCGCCTTGGGGACAACCCCAGGGTCATCGCCACCACCACACCGCGCCCGCTGAAGACGATCAAGGAGTTGGTGCGCGACGAGACCACGATGCTCTCTCGTGCGTCCACGTTCGAGAACAGTGCTCACCTGCCGGAGAAGTTCCTGGCCCGGCTTCGTCGCAAGTACCAGGACACGCGTCTTGGTCGGCAGGAGCTGATGGCGGAGATCCTCGACGACAACCCGTTCGCTCTCTGGAAGCGCGACTGGATCGAGGAGCAGCGCATCCGCCCACTGCCCGACGGCAAGAGACCCCCGCTGCCTGACCTCGAGCGCATCGTCGTGGCAGTGGATCCGCCTGTGTCCACGGGTGAGGATGCTGACGAGTGTGGCATCGTCGTGGCAGGACGCCTGTCGGGTGGCGAGAGAGCCCTGGTCCTCGAGGACTGCTCGTCGCAGGGGGACACACCTGACGAGTGGGCAGCTCGTGTGGTGGAGGCGTTCGACAGGTGGAACGCAGACGCCATTGTAGCTGAGGCCAACCAGGGTGGCGAGATGGTTCGGTCGACCATCCTCCACAAGCGCGGCACAGCCCCGGTCTCGCTTGTGCATGCGACCCGTGGTAAGGTAGTAAGGGCTGAGCCCATCTCGTCCCTGTACCAGCAGAAGCGCATCAGCCATGTCGGAACCTTCTCCACCCTCGAGGACCAGATGTGTGAGTTCACCTCGGACTTCGACAAGAAGGCCATGGGGTACAGCCCGGACAGAGTTGACGCACTCGTCTGGGCACTGACCTCGCTGATGCCAAGCATCGTGGCTGCTATGCCGCGAATCAGGAGACTGTAGATGTTCGGACTGAGACGACTGTTCGGGGCCACTGAGCGCAAGGACTCAGCAGTCGGTCGGCTGCTCTACAACCTGACCATGGGCAACGTGGTCTGGACTCCGAGGAAGTACGACAAGCTGGCTGAGGAGGCCTACGTCCAGAACGTGATAGCCCACAGGTGCGTCACTCTGGTGTCTGAGGCTGCTGCATCCATCCCTCTGTCCGTGTTCGACTCAGGCTCGGACGAGCCGATGACGACCCACCCGTTCCTGGATCTGATGTCGCGACCCAATCGCTACCAGTCGGGTTTCGAGCTCATGTCCGAGTACTTCTCGTATTTGCAGCTGGCCGGCAACGCCTACATGGAGGAGGTGTCACTCCCCAGCTCCAGGGGTCCGGCCGAGCTCTTCTGCCTGCGCCCCGACCGCATGAAGGTTCGCCTGAGCCCCAGGGGCTATCCGGCTGCCTTCGTGTACGAGGCTGCGGGTCAGACGCAGACGTTCGACATGCCGGTGCTGCCGACCGAGCAGGCACCGATTCTCCACTCGCGCCTGTTCCACCCCACCAACGACACCTATGGTCTGTCGCGGACTGAGGCAGCAGCCTACAGCATCGACACCCACAACGAGGCGTCTCGCTTTGGGAAGCAGTTCCTGCAGAACCGGTGTCGTCCAGAGGGGGCACTGACCTACACCGACCCGACCAAGGAGGGCCGCACCCTCACGGATGTGCAGTTCGACCGCCTCAAGAAGGAGATGGAGGAGCAGTACTCTGGTCCGGACAACGCTGGTCGACCCATGCTCCTGGACGGGGGTCTGCAGTGGGTTCCGTACACCTACTCACCCAGGGACGCTGACCTGATGGAGAGTCGCCGAGAGTCAGCCCGCGAGATCGCGCTGGCCTTCGGCGTTCCGCCCATGATCCTGGGTATCCCCGGAGACAACACATACTCCAACTATCGCGAGGCCAATCTGGCCCTGTACCGACAGACTGTGCTGCCGCTGTTCCGCCGCGTGGCCATGGACCTATCTGCGTTCCTCCAGCCATCGTACGGTGATCGCTTCCGGATCGAGGCGGACTACGACCAGATCCCAGCGCTGTCGCTCGAGCGCGAGCAGGTGTGGGATCGAGTCCAGGGTGCCACTGATCTCACGATCAACGAGCGTCGTCGCGAGCTGGGCTACGAGGATGTTGATGGTGGGGACGTGGTACTCGTCTCCTCCACGCAGGTTCCCCTGGAGGATCTGGGCTTCGAGCCGGGTGGACCCGCTCCTGCGGACGAAGAGCCACAGGAGGAGGACGATGAGTCGCAGGAGTGAGCTGAGAGCGCTCAACCGCATGTTGGTGCAGCGGGAGCGTCGGACGCTCACTCGTGTGCGGCGCATCCGCCACGCGCTCGAGCGAGATGTGTCCGACACCTACCTAGCTGGGTCGTCTGACATGACGACAGTGTTCGCGGTGTTCCAGAGACGCATGGAGCTGGCCCTGCGCCAGACTAGTGAGGCCACAGCCACCCTGTTCGGTGTCCGCGTGCTGCGCCAGTATGCCCCGCGCAAGGACACCCAGGACTTCTTCATCGAGGCAGTTCGCCGCTGGATACTGGCTCACTCGGCATCTCGAGCGGTGACCATCACCATGACACAGCGCGAGACAGTGATGACAGCGCTCCTGGAGGCTGAGCGCCAGGGCCTGGGCCGACGCGAGGTGGTGCGCGTCCTGCGCTCCGAGCTCCAGCTGACCCGCTGGCAGATCGACCGCATCGCCCGGACGGAGACCCACACTGCCAGCCAGGTCGGAGCATCAGAGGCAGCCCGCGCCCTGGATGTGCCACTGATGAAGGACTGGATCTCGGCCGAGGACGCCCGAACACGATCGAACCACGCAGCGATGGACACCCTCCCCCCGATCCCTCTCGACGAGCCATTCCCCAATGGTCTCATGTACCCAGGTGACCCAGCTGGTGCGGCCAGCGAGGTTATCAACTGCCGCTGTGTAGTGGCCTACGTTCCCGCAACAGGAGGAAGCGCACGATGACTGACACGAGTAGCCCGCCACCCTATCCTCAGCAGACACCAGTCTCGCTGCCCGAGCTGGAGCTGCAGCAGGTTGCACGGATGTCTGCACAGAGTGCTGTGCACGAGACGTTCCGCCACCTGGGAGTGGATCTGAACGACCAGCAGCAGGTCAATGAGTTCAGAGCTGACCTGGTCTGGTCGCGTCGCAACCGGAAGATGTCAGAGCAGGTCGGGGGGAGAGCTCTCCTGACGATCGTCAGCATCGCCACCGGGGCGTTTCTGATGGCTGGGTGGGAACTACTGAAACACAGACTGGGTGGGAACTGAGTCCTTTACCAGAGTTACTCTCGCGGGGTAAGTAGAGACCATGCTGAATGTTAAAGACGCTCCCGGATGCAAGTACTTGTATCCCTCCTTCGAGATGAAGGAGCTCAGCGAGGATGGCCAGTTTGAGGGCTACGCCTCGGTGCATGGGAACATTGACCGTGGCAATGACATCATTGCTCCTGGAGCGTTCAGGAAGAGTCTTGCTCAGCACCGCAGGGACAAGACATTCCCGGAACTGTTCTTTGGCCATGACTCTCGGAACCCCATCGGGGACATTGAGGAGCTGGCAGAGGACGACACCGGGCTCAAGATCACGGGTCGACTGTGGGTTGACGGAGCCCACCCTGACCCCCACGCACTCAAAGCTCGGAGACTCCTCCGAGCTGGTCGTCGCGGCTCGGCCGGTTTCTCCATCGGGTACCGGACCATCAAGGCAGTGTACGACAGCAAGACGGAGGTCCGCACCCTCAAGGAGGTTGAGCTCTGGGAGGTGAGTGTGGTGACTATTCCGATGAACCCCAAGGCCCGCGCCACATCGGCGAAGGACTGGACGGTTCGTCAGAGGGAGGAGGCCCTGCGGGAGGCCGGTGCATCCTCCTCCGAGGCGAAGAAGCTGGCCAATGTCTGGCAGAGCATCGCTGCAGCAGGGTCTGGTGGACGAGAGGTTCACGGCTCTGATCGTGAGCTGGCCGACATGATTCGGTCGCTGGAGAGAACCATCAGGAGCTGATGAAATGCGTACTCGCAACCACCTTTCCGCATCTGCCCTCGCCATGATGGCAGCTGCAACATCCCAGGGACTCGAGGTCAAGGAAGACACCAACACTGGTGACGATCCCCAGCCGAACCTGGCCACCACTGAGGTCAAGACGGCACTGGCCGGTCTGATGAAGACCTTCGAGGAGTTCAAGTCCTCGAACGATGCCCGTCTCAAGGCCATTGAGAAGAAGCGCGCTGACGTCCTGGACGAGGAGCGCACGGACCGCAACAATGCCGAGATCGACAAGAAGCAGGCTGAGCTCGACAAGCTGATCTCCGAAGCCAAGGCCCTGGCCAAGGAGTCCCAGCTCCGTGACGCGCGCCCCATGCTCGTCGTCGATGGCGAGAAGCGGGCCATGACCGACGACGAGGTCAAGCATCGCGACGTCTTCCGCCAGTACATGCGCAAGGGTGTCGACCCCGACAACTTCGACGAGATCGCCATGAAGGCTCTCTCGGTCGGCTCTGATCCGGACGGTGGTCGCCTGGCCCCTGTCGAGGTCGACAACGCCATCGCCAAGAACATCCGCGAGATCTCCGGCTTCCGCCAGAATGCGTCGGTGATCACCATCTCTGGCTCGGGCTACAAGAAGCCCTACCAGACTGGCACGGCAGCGGCTGGCTGGGTCGGTGAGACCGAGAGCCGGACCGAGACCGACACCCCGGATCTGGGTGTCCTGGAGTTCCCGGTTCACGAGATCTACGCCATGCCGGCTGCGACCCGCACGCTGCTCGAGGACGCCAACGTCAACATCGAGCAGTGGCTGGCCGACGAGGTCCGCGAGACCTTCGCAGAGAAGGAGGGCCGTGCCTTCGTCAAGGGCCTGGGTGCCTACGAGCCGCGTGGCTTCCTCGAGGGTGGCTACACCAAGGTGGCCAATGGCTCCTGGACCGATGGCAGCATCGGCTACATCGCCACGGGCACCTCGGGTGGCTTCGACGCCGACAACCCGGCCGACAAGCTGATCGACCTGGTCTATGCCCCCAAGGCGTCCTACCGGGCCAACGGTCGATTCATGATGAACCGCGCCACGCAGGCTGTGTGCCGCAAGTTCAAGGATGGCCAGGACAACTACCTGTGGCAGCCCAATGCCCAGGCTGGTCAGCCTGCCTCCCTGCTCGGCTACAGCATCATCGACGACGAGGAGATGCCGGATCTGGCTGCCAACTCCTTCTCGGTAGCGTTCGGTGACTTCCGCCGGGGCTACCTGATCGTCGATCGCCGTGGCATCGAGGTCCTCCGTGACCCGTTCACCTCCAAGCCCTACATCCTGTTCTACACGACCAAGCGTGTGGGTGGTGGTGTCCAGAACTTCGAGGCCTTCAAGCTGCTGAAGTTCGGTACGTCCTAATCCGGACCTGGACCCGGCCAGTCGGCCGGGTCCAACTGAAACTCTGACTGGAGGAAGCACAATGCTTCGCGATATCAAGAACAACATGGATCTGACGTACATCAACGCGTCGGCTCCCACTGATGCCACGGCGATCGTCTCCAGCGAGATCGATCTTCGCAACGCCCGCTCGGTCATGTTCGCCATGGTTCTCGGCACCATGGCAGCCACTGCCATCACGGGTACCGTGCTCATCGAGCATGCCGACGCTGAGGCCGACGGCACGGTCGACGACTCGTCCTGGGCCGCTGTCCCCGACACGATGCTGAACGGCACCGAGGCGGCTGCGGGCTTCACCCAGGCCGATGACGGTGAGACCCGCTCCATCGGCTATGTGGGTCCCAAGCCCTACGTCCGCATCACGGTCACCCCGACCAGCAACGACGCGGCCATGCCCATCGGCATCATGGCCATCCGGGAGCTCCTGGACAAGCGTCCTTCGTAGTCGGCTCTGCCGGCGATCAGGTGAGGGAGTTCTCCTGTGGAGATCCGTGTCACGACTGCCCCTGTGACTGAGCCGGTGGAACTTGACGATGTCAAGGCTCACCTGAGGATCACCGCAGACAACGAGGACTCCCTCCTCACGGACCTGATCACCTCGGCCCGCCAGGAGGCCGAGAAGATCACTGGACGCTCCCTCGCGCCCCAGACGATCACCCTCACCCTGGACAGTCCTCCCCTGGACAAACTCACCCTCCCCCGCCCTCCTGCTGTCTCGGTGACGTCAGTGAGCAAGCGGGCGGAGGGTGGTTCTTTCACCGCCATCAGCTCGTCTCTCTACTCGCTGGTTCCGGGCACGAATGTGGTCGAGTTCCCGTCTGTCGTGACATGGGGTGTTCCGGCCCCAGCGTTTGCGGCGACCCAGGTCGTGTATGAGGCTGGGTACGAGGCGGACGACTGTCCCCAGGACATCAAGCTGGCCATCATGCAGATGGTCGCCCACTGGCATGCCAACAGAGGTATCTCTGTCACTGGAACCATCGTAGCAGATGTTCCCATGACAGCTCGGTCTCTGCTGGAGGGGTGGCGGGAGATGCGGTTGTGAGGGCGGGTGTCATTGACAAGTTCGTCACGATCCAGAGCCCCTCACGCACCAAGCGGGCGGACGGGGGGTTCGACACGTCCTGGAGTACGCTCCAGTCGGTGTGGAGTGACATACAGCCCGCGTCGGCTAGGCTGGTAGAGCGGTACGCTCGAGGAGAGCAGGTGATCAGCCACGTGATCGTGGTCCGTCAGCCCTCGCAGGCGCGCTCCGGGATGCGTGTGGTCTACGGCAGCCGGACGTTCTACGTCGAGGCAGCCTTCGATCCGAGAGAGGACGGAGTCTGGTGGCATCTGGTCTGCCGGGAGACAGTGGAGACGGACTGATGTCCATCAGGGTCACCACTCGTCTCATTGGCATCGACCGTCTCCGTCTGGCAGTTCGCAGGGAGAAGATGCAGGCCAGGGGCCGAGTGATCGCTGCTCTGCACGCCTCTGGCATGGTTGTTGAGGGCCATGCGAAGATGCTCGTCCAGCGGGGTCCTGCCACGGGCAGGGTGTACCGCAAGTACAACCCCAACCGCATCCACCAGGCCTCCAGGGGCTCAAGTGTATCAGGCGAAGGGAACGAGGCCCCAGCCACAGACACGGGCGAGCTCGTCGCTAGCATCGGCACCAACGTCAGAGATGCCGACCTGGTCGTCGAGATCTACGCCTCGGCCGTCCATGCACGCCCCCTCGAGTACGGGACTGAGAACATCAACCCCCGTCCGTTCATGCGTCGCGCCCTGTCGGAGAAGAGGGCCGAGGCCACTGCCACCTTCCACCAGATCTGGAGGATCACGACATGAGTATGGAGATCTCTCTGCAGACTGCGATGCTCACGACTCTGCTGGCATCATCCGAGATCCAGGCCATCCTGGGGTCAGGTGATGACATGGCTCTGTTCGATGAGCCACCACCCAACAAGTCCTACCCATACGGTGTCTTTGCTGAGGCGTACATCCAGCCCTGGGACACTAGCTCATACCGGGGCTCGCGCGTTATAACGAGACTCGACTTCTGGACCAATGTCGAGGGGAAGTTCCAGGTGGCCAACCTGCTGAACCTGTCCTGGCTGGCGCTCAGAGACACAGACCTTGATCTGTCGGCCGATGGCTACAACCTCGTCACCCTTGAGGAAGTTGGTCGGCAGATCTACCGTGAGGGTGTCGGAACCATCCGGCGAGGCATCCTCGAGATGCGTGCTCTCATAGAGGAGAACTAAGATGGCAGCACAGAAGGGTAAGGAGATCCTCATCGCCCGCGACGACGGGGCCGGGGGTCACACCACGATTGGCGCACTGCGCTCGAAGCGCATCGCGTTCAGCGTCGGCACCACCGATGTCTCTGACTCGGACAGCTCGCTCTGGCGTGAGCTGCTGGCAGGCGCCAATCTGCGCTCGCTGTCGGTCTCTGGCCAGGGTGTCCTCAAGGCAGCTGCCGTCGAGGGTGACCTGTTCGATGACTTCGCGGGTGCCACTGCGGTCGAGTACGAGCTCACCATTCCGGGCTTCAAGACCATCACCGGTGACTTCATCATCACCAACTACGAGTCCAGCGGTGGTCATGAGGGTGAGGTGTCCTTCTCCATGACCCTCGAGTCCGCTGGTGCTCTGACCATCGCCGACGTCTAGGAGGGACGACATGGTTAACAGCGCACGCGGTGAGGTGTCCCTGAGAGTGGGTCAGACGGAGTACCGACTCTGTCTGACTCTGGGGGCGCTCGCTGAGATCGAGGACAAGCTCGAGATCGACGACATCACGAAGATCTCGGAAGTGTTCGCAAAGCCGAAGGTACGCCACCTGATTGCAGTACTGCTCGCACTGATCCATGGTGGTGGTAACCAGGACGTCACTGAGCGGGATCTGTACGCAATGGAGCTCGACCTCAGTGGTCTCCAGAAGACGATCGAGCAGGTCTTCAAGCGTTCCCTCGCCAACCAGTCCTCCCCCGC